ATAAGGGAATACTTATTAGTCAATTTATGTTCTTTTATATAGTGATTAAACAGAAGTGCTCCACGACAATGAATAGGTGTTCCCTTTGCATAGATGCTGGAGTGTGATTTATACTTAACCACATCCGATACTGAACGAGGGAATGCAATTTCTTCAGGAGGAAGAGATTTAAACTTGACTCTACAATCATCAATGAATTTAATGACATCATCTTCAGTGCCGTTCATCATCAGTTTCAGACCATCTTTAATCATCTGACGGCAAGGTGCCGGTGTGGATGATTTAACTGCCTCAATACCCATCATCTTGAGTTTAGGTTCAGAATATTGAACTCCCTCACTATTCCATACATTAAGGATATAACGTTTCTTTGCGGTCCAAATACCACGTTCTGCGATATTCTCACGCTTCATAATCATTTTTTGTTCATATGCCTGAACGTAATCCGCAAGGTCCGAATAAGATCGTTCGATGAATGGTTCCAACTTGTCTTCACAGATCTTATCAAGTATTGAAACAATTTCTGCTTTATCACCAGACTTGTTACTAAAAAATTTATCAACAAGAGGTCCCATATTAAGATAGATTGAATCGGTGTCAGATGCAATGACATAATCAACTTCCTCAGTCTGCAAAAGTTTATTTAGATACCCATTCATCTTCCCTTCAATCCAGCGAATTGACACCTGCCCAGACAAAGTAATTGCTTCAGCATTTGCTAATTTGTAATACCGGAAATACTGATTGCCGATAGCACCATAAGCAGAGTTAAGAGAAATCTTTTTCGCCATCTGAATGTTGTTACATCTGGCGATTTCCTTTTCAAGTGCAACAGTAGGCGTCTTCTCATACTGCTGCTTGGCTTCAAGCATTTTCTTTTTGAAGATAACACGGTCCCCATACATTTTCTCCATCAGTTTTGGGAGGAATCCCTTCACGTCTTTTCGGAACATTGCACCATTAGCACAGATGGCATTGTCCTTATAAAGTTCAAAATTTATTTCTTCATTAAGGATTCGATCAACTGTAACCGTGGGATGCCGTTCCTCAAGTAATGTCTCTGGTGATATGTTGTACTGCATAATAAGATGAGGATACAGACTATTAAGGTCAAAACTAACAACCCAATCATACTTTCCAGGAATCGGTTCCTTGACATATGCTCCTGCATACTTTTCATCTTTATTTGAACGAATTTTTGGTGGGATTACAATATTCCGCTTCTTCAGATAGTTGTAGATAATATTATCCCACATCCGTACCTGATAGAACACATCCGCATAATTAACTTTGGCTTCATATGCCATAGTCAGAGCAAGTTCAATCAGTTTCACCTTGCTTTCCAATCGGTCAACAAGTTCTACGTCAACGATGTTATATTCAATAAACTTCTGCCATCCTTTAGTATAGAAATCTTTGAAGGTATCAAATTCAGAGTGATCAAGTTTTTTCTGACCCAACTCAACACTAGCAATATAATCAAGACGATATGATTCCTGTGCCTTGTATGTGAACTTCTTATACAGATCAAGATAGTCAAGGATAGTAACTCCTGCTACTTCAAATGTAGTGAACTTTCTACCATTGATGTATGTTTCACCTTCAGTAACCAATCCCCAGTGCGAGAATCGCTTCATCAACTTTTCACCAAGGACACGACGAATACGCTTACAGATGTATGGAATATCATACAACTGACAGTTCCAACCAGTAATTACATCAGGAACATCATTCATCCAGTGATTGATAAAATGACTCAACAATTCATGCTCTGAAGGGCAGTGATAATAAGTCACATTGTCTTGCTTATTGGCAAATGGTTTTACACCCCAAGTTGTAATTTTCTTGGTGGCATAATCCTGTATTGTAATCGCAAGAATTTCTTCCTGACAGGATTCAACATCTGGGAATCCGTGTTCAGAAGAAACCTCAATATCAATGGTCACTAGTTTGATCTGTTTGATATCGAACTTGATTTCATCTTCAGGATATTTTTCCGAAATATACTGATAGATATATCTTTCATTTCCGTATACTTCAAACCCATCAATATCGTCATATTTTTTGAGGAACTCTCTACTTTCTCGAATAGTTCCTGGTTTGATTTGTTCTACACCATCTCCAGTTAGAGTTTTATATTTTGTTTCTCGCTTCGACTTTACAAAGAGGGTAGGATAAAATTCATCTCTTGCTTCATAACGTTGTCCATTATCAACACCACGAACCAAGATTTGATTCCCGATCATCTGAACATTTGTATAAAACTTCATTCCTCATCATCACTAAAAAATGTGCCGAAAAGACCACTGTCTCCATCTTTCCTACTTTCAATTTTATCAAAAATAGAATCCATGGTTTGGAGATTATCAATCTTACCGATAAGTTCTGCAATCATGTTGCAAACCATTGGGCGCTCTTGACGTGCCGCAAAAGCAAGTGCATTTCTAAGATTTGATTCTGCTTCTTTTAAAGAATCTTCTACTGATTTTGAAAGTGCCATTAGTCAATTAATTCCTCGTATTTTTCAAGTAATGTTGGAAGTGGATCTGCAAGAGTTAAGATCTTATCTGAACTCATCATAAAAGTATTTTCTTTGGTAAGTCCACAAAGAAATGGTGAAAGTGTTTTGTTAGAGTCAACCACAAATGGATCGATTAACTTACAATCAGGTTGCCCAATATCAGCACCAACTTCTTCAATCTGACTGATCAGAGTCCGATTGTTCATCAACACTATCAGTTTGATCACTTTCTTCTCCATCTTTCATAACTCCTTTTTCATACATTTGTTTTAGTTGTGCTATTGGTTCAACCATAGTAATTAGCCAATCTGCAGCGATGGGAATTTTCTTATCAGTTGTAAGTGGCATCCAAGGAGTCAATTGAAGTTTGCAAGGCATCTTTGCACCACTTTCAGTTTCTTTTGCAAGAATTTTAACAACGCAAGGGTTGGTAAGAAAGTATCCGACAACTCTTTCAGACACAATCATTTCTTCAACATCAGCGATGACATCCTCTCCAGATTTCAGTAAAGTAAGTTTTACAGTCATTTTCAGTGCATTCCTTCATACATTTTAGCAATAAAAAAGAGGGGCGTCAACTGGATTTGGCCAGTTACCCCTCCGTCTGCGGCGACGATATTCAGTCCTATTTAGTCTTTAATAATCACTTTCAATTTAACATCACCATGAGCATGATTTTTCCAACATGACCTCAAAGGCGTAATTTGTCTTTCAGTGAACCATCCATACTTATCATACTTGGTAACATATTTAATTTTCTTGCAACGTTTCCAATCGCGTCGAACCATTACATCCTTTTCTGGATAAGAATATGTCCAAGTGGTTCTTGGAGTTCTTGGATGAGACATTACTGGTGTAGCAATCAAAAGGGCACTTACACCCAAAAGCAAAGGTTTAATCATTTTCATTATAAAAACATCTTCATTATATATTAGAACCAATCCTTACGCTTATGTGCTTCAGGAACTACTTTACCAAGTGTGATACTCAGCAACCCATCCTCAAAGCTAACTGATCTAACTTCCGTCTCGTCACTGAGGGTCCATGATCGAGTGAAAGATCGAGCAGCCACTCCTCTATGGACGTATTCCGTTCCAGTTTCTCCATCTTCTCGTTGCCCTTCGACAAAGAGTTTTCCGTCTTGTGTGTAGACATTTACTTGCTTCTTTTTAAAACCTGCTAGTGCTAGTTCCAGTCTAGATTCTACGTTGCTGACTGTCACTAGATTGTATGGTGGGTAATTAGTAGTTGTTTCGTGCAGATCAAACAACCTACCAAAGTATTCATCCATACCAATACTGTTCTTATTTATACGGTCTATCAAGGCAGGCAGATCCGCAGCACCGTAACGTGTAAGGTTTCCCATTTGTACTTCTCCTTTTAAAGCGAGATTTGATTGTGTGGACCCCGAAGGCATCCACATATATTTATAACATAAAATATAAAAAAACGGGGTAGTGAACTCCGTATATTTTTTATTCGGTTATC